AGACGATGAATTAGATTTAAGACGTACTGAAGTAGATGAAAATTATAAAAACAATCAAGTTAGATTAAAAGAAGAAGAGTTAGCAGAAAAGAAAAGGTCAAATATGGCAAATGAGCAATTAAAAGCGAAACAACTTCAAACACAAAACAAACAAAAATTAGAACAAAAGAAAACAGAGAAAAAATAATATAAAGCTATAGAATTATAAAGAATTAAAACATAAAAAATAATTATATTCTATAAAAATAATTTTAATATTGCATTAAAGACAGCAAAAATATGAGTAGAGACGAAAATTTATTTGAAGGTATTTCTATAATGTCGCCCCAGGATTTGGAGAAAACCATAAGCGAAGAAGAAGTATCTGAAACAACTGATGGGGATAACGATTCCCAGGAAACGGAGGATACAAGTGATGAACTTGTTGTTGCTCCTATTGACAATAACAATTCTAAAGAAGACTTAGAAGAATCAAACGATTCTATTCTAAAGGCTCCTTCAGAAACTACAGAAGAAACTACATCTGATGAACCTGCACCAAATATGTATGCAGCCATTATTAAAGATATGGTAAAAGATGGAATTCTTTCTGCAGGTGAAGAAGAAGAATTAGATGAATTATTAAAAGATGCTAATGCAGATACCATTAAGCAATTAATGACAGGAACTGTAGAGAATGCTTTTAAAGCAAAAGAAGCAAATTGGAAAAATAATTTTTCAGGAGCCAAAAAGAAATTTTTAGAAATTGAAGATGCTTTTACTGATGCGGATCAAGCTATCCAAGCAGCACAGCGTCTAGAGTTCTTTGAAAATGTAACGTCTGAAGATATTGCAGAAGATGTAAATCTTCAGAAAAATATTTACTATGATTATTTAAAATCTAAAGGATTTTCTGATAATGATGCAGCAGAAGCTATTGAAGAAGCAGAAGCTATTGACAAATTAGCAGAAAAAGCTACTAAATTTTTGCCTCAATTAAAAAAAGGCGCTAATGATATTGTAGAATACGCTAGACAACAAAAATCTGCAGAACAACAAGCTATTGCTGAAAGAAATAAAGAGGTTTTTAATAATTTAATGAAAACTGTAGATGAAAAAGAATCTTTTATTCCAGGTTTAAATTTAAATAAAGTTAGTAGAGAAAAATTAAAAAATAATATTACAGCGCCAGTATATACAGATAAAGAAGGGAGACAATATACAAGTTTAATGTATAAACAAATGAGAAATCCTGGAGAATTTGAAATGCTGATTAATTATTATGATTCATTAGGATTATTTAATTTAACGAAAGAAGGGGCATTTAAACCTGATATTTCTAAATTAAAAAATGTAGCAAAGACAGCAGCAGTTAGTGAAATTGATAAAGTGATTGCCGCAAATAATGAAAGAGGAGTAGGTAGAGCTACTTCAACAAACAGTTCTGAAAAGACTCAAGGAATTCTTGATTTCTTAGAAAGAGCTACTAATAAAGGAGGGAGGAAGAGAAAATAAATATTAATTAAAAAATTCGTTTAACAAGTAAATTAAAAACAAATGTCACAATTACTTCCGTTACAAAAGTATGAGGCAATGGATTATAATGGTTTAGTAACAGATAACCATTTTCATGCGCTTTATATGCAAAAACCTGAATTGATCAGTTCTGTAATCAAAGAGATTTACAAAACTAATCTTCAAGGTAAACTACGTGAATTCGTTGATAGGTTCCCTGTGAAAGAGGTGGAACAAGAAAATGGATTCTACAATTGGATGTTGCAAGGGCAACATGATAAGAATCTTCCTCTAGGAGATGCAGAAACAGTAGATGGTCTTTCTATTTCAGCTGGTACTTTCCCAGCAAATGTAGGGGCAAATGGCCAACGATTTTATCTAATTTTTGATGAGCCATTATTTGAAGAATCAAATGTTCTTCGTGGTGAGACAGATGAATATCATCTATTAGTTAAAAAAGTAATGGACGCAGGTTCACGTTATAAATTTGAAGTAGAATTAGTTACTTCTGATGAAAGCGCTACTATTCCTTCTGAAGAACTAGCAGTAGGAACTCGATGGTCTAAATTCTATTCACTTTCGCCATCTACACTTTCTTATCAAGGTTCAGAACCTTACTTCACTTCTCCTTGGAGAATGGAAAACCGTCCTTCTACACTTCGTATGGAGTATAAAGTAGCAGGTAACACAATTAATAAAGGTAAAAATGAGCCTCTAGAATTTGGTTTCCAATACAAAGGACAAGAAGAAAAAGTTTGGATTAACTATCAAGATATGGTAGCACATCATCAATGTGAAGAAATGTTTGCTCGTATGTTGATGTATGGTAAACGTAACTGGACTTCTGATCATAAATATTTGAACAAAGATGATAAAACGAAATATGCTATCGAATCAGGTGCAGGTTTCTTTGAGCAAATTGCTCCTTCTAACGTACACTACTATAATAGCTACGATTTAGATTGGCATCTTGAGTTGTTACTTGATATGGGCATTGGAAAAATTGAAAGAGGAAAACGTACTATCCATCTACTAACAGGTGAATTTGGTGCGATTGAAATCTCTAAACAAATTCAAGCTAAATCAGGTTCAGGAGTATTTACAGTAATTTCTGATAAATTCTTAATGTCAAATACTAACTCTGGAAGCATTGGTGGTAAAAACACTAAAGGTTTAGTAGAGCCTCAATGGAATGTTTACGAGTGGTACAATGGAGTTGTTATCAAAGTTGAAATTCTTGATTTCTTTGATGATGATGTATATTTCCCACAACGTCATCCTGATGGATTAGGTCTTGTAGAATCACACAGAATCTTAGCACTTGATTATGGTGATGATGCAGGAATTTATCGAATTAAGCCAAAAGGAGTTCCAGATTATAACTGGGCATACATCCCTGGAATGAGAGATCCATTCTCAGCAGGAGGTAAAAAAGCTCCAAAATTAGTTGCATCTGCAATTGATGGATATGAAGTTCACTTACAGAAATGGGGTGGAATGATGATCGAAGACCCAACAAAAGTTGTTGATTTACGATTATTAGTTGAAAGATAAAAGCTAACTAACTTGACTCCTCCGTTTTAAATAACGGAGGAGTTATTTAAAAATAAGGTGGAGAAAAAGAAAAAATAAATAAAATTATAATGGAGACAGACAGCAAAACAAAAACAAAAAAAATAGTAGAAAAAAAAGAATCTATTATTTATGGAACATTTACAGAAGATAGAATAGTAGAAGTTAAACCTATTGAATCTTCGGGAAAATGGCAGACTTTACTAGTTAAAGGACAGGAAATGAAAAAAGATCCTTTTCTTTATAATAAAGTGAAAAGAAGTTACCAAGTTCCTTTAAACAGTGAAAGAAAAGGAGGAGGAGTTAAGGTAATTTTAGATAATATTAAAAGGGTATTTATTAAAAAATATATTGCAAAATACCCACACGGAATAACAGAACAAGAGTTCTTTGAATTAGAATTAGGAGTAGATTTAAATCCTGCTTTACCAAAAGATGAAAATTTTTGGAGAGCAGATAAAAGAGGAAGAGTAACTTTAACAAAAAAAGGGTTGACTTTAAATCTTAATAACTCTATGGATTTATTAAAGTATAAAATTTTATGCTCAAATAAATTACTTGTAGCTCCATCTTATGATGAAAGAAAATTAAAAGCTACATATGAATTTATGATAGTAAATGAAGGTAGAGTTACTACTAAAAAAGTAGAAGAAGCAAATTTAAAAGCTGCGGCTTATGGTAAATTTGCTGAAGTTACGGCAAACAAAGATAGTATGATTGGATTTATTAAATCTTTAGGAAGAACAATTCCTATTAATCATACAGAAGATTGGCTAAAAGGAGAAGTTCTTACAGTACTAGAAAATAATACAAATCATTTTCTTTCTATTGTAAACGACCCTACTTATAAAGCAAAAATCTTTGTACAAGAAGCGGTAGAAGCAGGAGCTCTTAAACGAATGAACAATAAAAGATATATTTTAGATGGAGGAGCAGAGCTAGGAGATGTTAATTCAGTAATCAATTATTTTGAAGATCCTGAGCATCAAGAGGCAAAAGCAAGAGTGAAGGCACAAATAGAAATGTTTAAAAAGAAATAAATAAATGACTGCAAACGAAATGGCAGATGAATTAGAGAAAAAATTAGATAGATCATCTAGTTTTGGTTCTCCTGGTTATGAAGACTTTGAATTATCAAGTGTTCTAACTGAAGCTGAACGTTTGTACATTAAAAAATATATTGACAAAAAAAATAACCGTAAAGGGGAAAGTTTGGAAGAAACAGAAATTAGGAACCAGGGACTCAGTGCATTAATTAAAAAAAGTGCTGTGCTCTCTGTTTCCGCAAACCAAGCTGATACTTTTACTAATGGTACTTTTTATGATTTACCTGAAGATTTTATGTATACAATTCATGAAGAATCAACTATAGATAAAATTAAATGTAATACAGAAAGTACTAATATAGAAGCAGAAGTTGTTACAATTGCACATGATGAAATATCAAGGTTAAAAAATAATAAATATAAAAAACCTTTTTATGAGATTTATGGAGATGCAAAAGTATGGAGATTAGTTTATTCAAGAGAAGACGATGGATTTGATCCCGTTACTTCTGCTTCAGTTAAAAGACATCAATTAGTTACAGATGGAACTTTTAACATAGTAGATTATATAATTAGTTATTTACAAAATCCTAAAGGAATTATTGTAGATAGAACTACTGTATCTAATTCAAGAAATTGTATATTAGATGAATCTACTCATACAACCATCATAGACATTGCAACAAGTCTTATGATGGAAAGAGTAAAAGAACAAGAATTAGTAAATATAGAATCTTTTAAAGATTTAGAATAAATAAAAAATAAAAACAATTATTAATTTAAATTAAAACAAAATGAGTTTTAGAAGAATGGAAAACATTACGTATGTTTCAATTGCAGATACTGATGCTGCAGCTCCAACAGCTGCAGGTATTGCATCACCAACAACAGTTGCTGCAGGAGCAGTAGCTTTAGTAAATGAAGGGAATGTAATTTTAAATGCAGCTGCTTATACTGCTTTGGCATCAGATGCAAGAGTAAGAATAGTACAAAATATTGGAGGTAGATTAGTATCTTCTTGTGCTATGACAAAAGGAAAACTTAGATTAGGAATGCCTGCTTCAGGTACACCTGCTCCAGGAACAGTTTCGCAATACTCAGCAGCAGTACAACAAGTTACTGTTATTGGATATAATGGAACTTCTGGTTCTTTACCATCAGCAAATAGTACTTCATACTATATTAAAATTCGTAAGAATGATAATGATGCAGGAAACAGAAGTCAACCTTTTAGCCTATTTTCACAGTTTAAAACTGATGCATCAGCTACGCAAGAAGAACTTGCATTTGGTCTTGTTAAAGTAGGAACTAAAAATATGGAAAATGAGCCTGCTAATAAGTATTTGAAATTTGAAGCGCTTTGTGATGACGCTGGTGCTGCTGATGCCACTGCTACAACTATTGACATTGACTATGGTTCTAAAACAGGAACACTAAACGCAGGTGCTACTACTTTTGTTGTAGGAGATTTATTAAGAATAGGCGGGGGTGCTACAACTGACCCAGTTTATAAAATAACTGCTTTAGCTGGTACTACTGTAACTCTTGATATTGCTTACCAAAGTGCTAGTGGTACAGGTATTGCTATTGAGTATATCACAGCTGCTTTAGCTGCTGCTGCAGAATTTGGTGTACGTCTTACAGGTATAGAATCTGATTTTGACGTAAACGCTATGAGAGATTGGTATTCTAATCGTTTTACTGCGACTTTCTCTGATGATTCTACACTTGTTACACACGTACAAGGAGCATCAGATGGAGTAGGTGTTTGGCAAAAAGTAGCTATGGACGAATATATGTCTATGGGCTTCCAAGGACAAAATGAAATGTTAGGAGTTCCTCCTACAATGAGAACATCTTCAGTAGTTACTGCAGGAGAGTATGACGCTCTTATGCTAACAGCTGATGAAGAAGTTCACGGACTTACAAGCGCAAATACAGAAACAAGTTCTGTAATATTGTATTTACAAGATGGTTCAGGTTCTCCTTCAGGTTTAGCCGTAGCAGTTGCTCTAGGATGGGCAGCAGGAGACTTTACTTAAGATTTTTTTCTCCAACCTCAGTAGCCTGCTGCAAACTTTTGCTGTCAGCAGTGGGCTACTTTTTTTAAATATTAATTTTTAAATTATTATCTTTGATAATAATTAAACTAAATAACTATGGCTCTAGTTCCCAAAATAGATATCTCCATTAAAAATAAATGTGATAAAATAGACATTTATGAAGAAACTAGTCCTTATGTAGCTGCAACTAATTCTGGAGGATGGGGAGCTCCTAATGAAACAACTGCCGATGTTACAGCTTCTGATTTAAAAATTTATGATTATTTAGGAACAACTTTACTAGCTACATTTGATTTAACAACTGTATATAGTGGAGTAGCAGGAGCTCCTACACCAGGGAGCTTTTTAGCTTTAGCAGACCAAACATGGTCTCAAGCAGATGGTATTTTTCGATTAATATATAGTGTAATTACTCCATCAAGTCCTGCAGATGGCTACACAAATGCGAAACAATACAAATTATTTACCTGCAATTTATGTAATTGCATAGATAATTTAAAATCTAAAATAGTTACTGAATGTGATAGTAAAAAATTAGCATCACAAAAAGAAACATTAGATCAATTAGAAATTTTATTATACGGAATTAAATCCGCTTATTCATGTGGGGATTTTACTACTGCAATTGACCTTATAGCAAGTGCTAAGACAATTTGTGATAATCTCTGCAATTCTGGATGTGGATGATAAAAATTATTAAAAATGGGATGTACAAATTGTAGTGAAATCACATTATTTAGAGGAGAAGATGGTGCTGCAGGAACAAATGGAACAAACGGTACAAATGGAATAGACGGAGCTCCTGGAGCAGATGGAGCAGATGGTGTTTATGGAGGATGGTCTTCTGAATGGTTATTTGACAATGGTACTGGAACAGGAACTTCAGCAGGAGATTTTAGATTTGATAATATTACTCTTTCTTCTGTAACAGGAATTTTTATAAACGAAATAAATGCAGACGCAACAGACCTTACTGCATTTTTATCAGCAATTAGTAGTGCCGATGGAAATTTTGGATTAATTAGAATTAGTAAAAAATCGGATGCTAATATATTCTGGATGGGAGTAGTAACAGGTGCTTCTGATTTAGGTTCTGAACATGATATTACTCTTACTCATACAGTGTCTAACGGCACATTTACTAATAATGATCCTTGTATAGTATCATTTGTTAGAAATGGTCTTAATGGAACAAGTGGAGCTCAAGGAAACTATGGTGGTTGGTCTAGTGAGTGGGCATATGATGGTACAGATACTATTCCTGGTACATTAGGCACAGGGGATTTTAGATTTAATAATGGAACATTAAATTTAGTATCAGAAATTTATGTTTATGATATAAATTCTGATGCTACAGATATGCAAGCATTTTTAGATGCATTCAATAATAGTGGAAATTTTGGCTTAATTCGACTTAGTAAAAAGACAGATCCTAATATTTTTTGGATGGGCATTATTACTAATGAAACTGATGCAGGTAATTATCATACTTTATCGGTTACATATGTAACATCAAATGGTCCTTTTACAGATAATGATCCTTGTATAATTTCTTTTGTGAGCAAAGGAAATACAGGAAATACAGGTCCAGCAGGTCCTGCAGGAAGTGATATCGGTTTAGCTTCTAATATTACTACTTCTACAGCTATTGTAAATAGCACAGTAGAGGCAAGTTTTCAAGGAACTATTTCTGGTTCATTAAGCAGGCCTGCAGATACATTTGAATTAGGTTCTGTTTATAAATTACAAGCTTTTGGAGATATTAATGTAGGAACTCCTGTAAATTTAAATATTCGTTTTAAAGCAGGAGGAGTAGAAGTGGCAGGAACAGGGGCTCTTGTTATGCCAACCGTAACAAGTAAAACTTGGAGTTTAGAAATTTTAGTAACAACAAGGCAAATAGGAACAACAGGAGAAATTTCTACAACAGGAGAATTTAAATTTCTTACAAACGTAGCAGGAACTAGTGAGTCTTATAAAATTCAAAATATTTACAGTACTTTTAATACTACTGTTCCACAAATTTTAGACCTTACAGGAGAATGGAGTGTCGCAGACCCTTCTAATACTATAGATTGTGCAACATTAGTTTTAACAAAAATTAAATAATGAGTAGTATAAACGAATTAACATTTAATGAGCTCTCTGCAGCCGATTTTCTTCCTAATGATTGGGGAAGTATAGATGTTAATAATTATACAAGACCTGGTTATAGTGTTTATTCAGATGATGAAGAAGTTTGTTTTAAGTTAGCTGTTTGGGTACTACAATGTAAATTCAGTAACTTAGTTAAAAAATATATAGATAATTTATCTTATGGAATAAAAAAAGAAAAAGAATTAGACTGTTTAAAAGAATTTATGGGAGGATTGCAAGTTTTAAATAACTATAATCCTAGAGATATTTTAAATAATACTACTAATTATAATGTTTTATCTTATTCTACAATTTTAGATATATTACAAGTTTTAAATAAAAAATATTCATAAAATTAAATTAGACTAATTATGTCACAAAGAAATATAAGAAGAGTTAATAAAAGTAAAGTTTCTAAAGCGACTGTTGATAATTTAGAACTTTATCAAGATGCTTCTGATAATTTACTTTATTATAAAGATATTAACGGAAGAGCAATAAAATTAACTACTGGCAATACAAAAGCCGAAATGGCATTTGCAGCTTCAGACCAAACAACTCCTTTAGTTGTTGCTTCTAATGTAGCAGGGATGTTTGCAGAATTCGATATGACTTTAGAATCTTTATTCGCAGGAGTTGGAGTTTTAGGAACTACAAGTGGTGGTACTCGTGTACAAATACAAAAAAATGGAGTTGATATGTTGACTACCGTAGCAACTATTGATTTTGGAGAGGCTACAAGCTTAACTGCAACAACACCTTTAGTAATAGATCCTGCTCAAGCAAGCATAGTCAAGGGAGACAGGATTAGTGTTGATATTGTAGGTATTTCAGGAGGTGCTACAGAAGCAGGTTTACAAATTGTATTAAATGGTATAAGAGCATAAGACATGTTAATAGATCCTTTCATAATAAGCAGTAGTTCCCCTGAGTTTAAAATGACTATTGATACTACTTACCCCTCATCTTATGGAGGTCCAGCAGACTCTTTTAAGCTTAAGTTTCAGGTTCAAACTGTAGGCTTTAACATAACTGTAGATTGGGGGGATGGAAATGTTGAGACAATTACCAGTTATAATGCACCTGAATTAACTCATGTATACGCTGCATCAGGTACATATCAAATAAGTATTGCTTCTTCTGTTCCTATAACAGGAATGGTTAATGCATATGTTGATCCTCAAAAAATACTGTCAATAGACAATTGGGGTGATATACAATGGGAAAGATGTTATCAGATGTTCTTTGGAGCTTTTAATATGGTTGCCAACTATTCTGATACACCTGATCTTTCAGTATGCACAGATTTAGGCCAAATGTTTTCATATTGTTATGCCTTTAATGGAAGCATGGATGACTGGGATACCTCATCTACGACAAGTATGCAGAAAATGTTTTGGGAAGCTCAAGCATTCAATCAGCCTGTACCATTTGATACGTCTAATGTAACAAATATGCAGGAGATGTTTAAAAGAGCACTCGCATTCAATCAGGAGATTAATTTTGATGGAAGCTCTTTAGCAGCAACAGGTTGCGACTATATGTTTTCAAGTGCATCTGCAATGACTAGTGATATCACCATAACAAATAGCAGTAGTCTTACAAGTACATTGGGCATGTTTACTCAAATGGGTTCATTTAATGGTCATGTTACTTTAGATACAACCAATGTAACAAATATGCAAAACATGTTTAGTTATTGCCCAGCTTTAAATACTACACCAACATTTATTGGAGGAACTGGGAATGTGACAAATATGAATAGGATGTTTTTTGCAGCTCAACAATGGAATCTACCTGTTACTTTTCTTGACACATCTAATGTTACGAATATGAGGGAGATGTTTATGTATTGTTATGCCTTCAATCAACCTGTAAGTAGTTTTAATACTTCCAATGTAACGGATATGTATGCTATGTTTAAGTATTGCTCGGTTTTCAATCAACCCATTCCTTTTGATATGTCATCAGTAACAACCATATCCAATATGTTTTTTGCAGCTGGCCAATTAAATCAGGCAATCAATTGGACCACTACTAATCTAACAAATATGTCGGCCTCATTCCTTAACTGTAATCAGTTAATTTCTGTTACATTAAGTGATACATCTAAAGTAACAACAATGAATGGTATGTTCCAGGGTACAGGGCTATTTAATCCAGATATAAGTAGCTGGAATATATCAAGTCTAACCGATGCTTCAAATATGTTTAGTGGTAATATTGGATTCTCACAAACTAATTATGACTTAATGTTAGTAGCATGGGAGGCACAGGGGA